TCTTTGATGCAGACATTCCATCAGCACCTTCTGCATCTGGATCTCGTTCTCCTGCCGAAACTACTTCTATGTCCTCAATCCTATAGAAGCCATGTTTAGATTCCACATCATTATATTTGTTTAGTAGTATTTTAAACTCATTGACCCGATCACTACCTACAACCATTATAACTTTTGAATATTTCTTTGTGGAGTGAATTTCTGATAATGCGTGAAGTGCAGTTTTTGCATCTGTTTTCATGATAGAGTTACGATGTTTTGGAAACATCATTTTCATGAATACTATTTTTTGATCATTTGAAAGGGGGTTCTTTTTTGCATCTTGAGTATGACTAGTGAATACATAACTATCTGCTTTATTTCTGTTTGCAGCAGTTCCTACTACATTCAATAATTTCTCATGGCCGATTGTTGGAGGATTAAATCTACCGAAAGTAAATACTGCGGTTGTTCCTCTTGTTTCTGCAATGAATGTATCATAGGATTTTTTTGATTCGTTTGTTCTTTGTTGGTGGTCATCGTGCTTTTGTTCTTCATTACCTTCTTCTTCTGGTTTTTTCTTGACTTTATTTCGTGCGACTTCTATCTTGCCTCTAATGGTTGCAGGATCGCCCCAACGAGAATTTTGGTACGTTTCATCTCCAAACACCTCTTCCCATTCCGTTGCTTCCTGAAGAGTAGTTGCTATTTTCGCATTACGTTTATGTTTATCCATTACTTAGCCCAATCTTTTGGTGCATTAAAGTTAGCACGTGAAAATTCCATACGGTCTACAAGTTTTACCGCACTTCCCATTTGATCTATTGCAACAAAACCTTCTGCTGGTGTTACCCGATATCCATCATTAGTACGAATGAATGTATCCATCACACCTTTAGCAGATTCTAACTTACGAATAATCATATTCTTAGCATCAACTAAATGATTTTGCATATCAAAAACAGTCCGTAATTCTTTCTTATGGGAAGAAAGAAATCTAACAATTTCATCTTTTGTCTGTTTTTTTGTTTGTTTTGCTTTTGGAGTCTTTACACTATCTATGTTTTTTTGAAGTTTAGCATTTACATAACTAATTAACTCAGAGGAATGTTTGGTAGTATTCGTTATCTTCTGTCCTTCTCTGACTTTCACGTTATTAAATGTCTTAATCAGTATCATTACATTTTCCCTTGACATCAATTGGTTCATAAAATTAGCACTCATATTACGAAATGTTTTTCCTGCAAGAGATAATACTGCTGTTATGTTATCTGTTTCTGTCTTATTAAAATTGACTGTTCCAGATGTGTCTTTATAATCTGCATCGGTAAACCAAACATCGTTTGTCTTAGTCAATCCTTTTATATTCGCACCAAAGGAGGCCTTCATATCTTGGAGTTTTTTTCCAGAGTAAGTAGTATGCCAGACAATGCCCATCTTTGCTTTTTTGATTTTATCTGAACTTTCTGTTGGTACTGCATAAGTGATAGTATTTGGTGTAAAGGTAGTATACGGAATACCATCTATTGTCTCTGCTGAGAGATCATCTTGTGTGAATAACATATCTCCCTGCAATACATTCTTTATTCCTAACTTTGAGAGATTCTTGAGTGCAACCTTTAACTTTGAATTGAGTCCAGCAGAAGAATGATTTGCATCTATGTCTGCATCTGTATAGTTGACTTTTGGAGTTGCATTGAATACTCCCTTTGTTCCCACAAAAAACTTGTCGTTCTCTGGATTGATTCCTGCAAATATCGCAGGGGCTCCATCCCACTTAACTGTAACGTTGACACTCTTCTTTGAATTTCCTGCAAGCATATCTCTCAATGACTGTAAGAAGTTAATCGCACCTCTAGTTCCATTGATACCATTATTTAGGACTTCATCCTCTAGATGTTCTAAATGGAGGTTCTTTCCCTCTTTCGCTTCAGCGAGATATTGTTTAAATCTTAACATTATAATTTTATTTCGTATTCTACTTCTGGTTCAAACCCAAGAAAATTCAAAAATGATTTAAATTTACTTTGTGCTATTCTCTTCATGTCTACAACGAGTCCTGTTACAGTAGATTTTACTTTGTTCCAAATATCCCTAAAAAATCCTTCATCTAAAGGATCGTAGGAATTATTTAATTTTTTCTTATCTTTCAATAAAGTTTTGGTCATGTCTTTTGTTGACAATCCTAATGCAGACCACCATTTCCTTTTACCAGTTTTTACTTTCACTCCGCCAACTACTTTTTGTTGTGAAGTAGTTTTATGTTTAACTGATATGGTGGTTTTGCTTATCACCTTATCTACGTAATCCCCCTTGTCAATATCATGAAATGAAATTGATGTTCCATCTTTAGAACCTACCAAAAAATAACCAGCAGAAGCTTTAGAACTTTCTCCAAATTTAACATTCCCTGTCATGGCCTCTTTTATAAATGCTTTTTGGAATTCTTTATTATTTTCAAATAATGTACCGAGAAGTTGCATTGTTTTTTTATGCACAAGTTCTATATTTACAATTTCTTGTGGAGCAGTTGCCCAATTATTTTTCTTCAGGTTAGTGATTGTGTCTGTAATATAACCCTCACTGAACTTTTTAATTTCATCTATACATTCCTGAACTTCTTTACTTTTCTTTAAACTATCTTTTGCTCCCATTAATCCCGCAAAAAATGTTGCAGTTGCTTCTGGGCCCTTACCTGACATTAATTGACCTGCACCTATTTTTAAAGAGATAGTTTTATCTCCAATAATTAAATCTGTTTTTGGTGTTTTACTAGATGCTGCGACTCCTGCGCCATGATCTTTCCAAAATTTAGAAACGTCATCATTTCCACTACCATAATGCACAGCATTTCCAGATGTTACACCTTCAGATGGTAATAGTTTAACTATATTCTGTCCAGTTTGTTTAGCACTATCTGTTACTTTATTCCATTTGTTTACTGGAATTTCTGCTAAAGATAATGCTTCATCATCAGATATACTTGTTGATTCATTTACCGTTTTATTCCAATAGAAACATATTGCCATTTCAACGCTGGTTGCTTTGGAAGTGTCGGCTTCCGCAAGGTATTCTTTGAATTTTAACATTCTTATTACAAAATTATGTTTTTTGTATGGTAGGTATAACAATTATAGGGAAAGATATCCCTCGTTAATTATTTATAAAACTAAGACAGTAGGGGGTCATCTATTTCTGGAATATTCATTGCGGCTGATGCAAATTCCTCTATAGAAGAATCGACAAAATCAGGCGGTGGATCATCAGTACGGAAAGTAACTAAATTTCCAAAATGATCCTCAACAATGAAATGACATTCTGAATCTTTTGTGTGCATCGGTATAGTCATACCGACCACGTGTAAGTATACTCCCATTTCCAGATTGGCATAATACCCATCTACACGGACATTGAGAGCAAATTTATCTTTACGAAATTGTGCTAAACTGACAATGTTATCTGTTTCGCCATTCTTTTTCTTCATTTTGTATTTTTCTCACAACCTTCAGTTCATCTTTCGTGCGTTGCTTTGCAGCCGCTTCTCGTTTTAATTTTCTCTTGAGACTCGGTTTGATGAAATGAGACTTGGCACGAACATCTTGCATAATGCCTTCATTCATAATCATCGACTTAAACTTGCTCAATACACGGTTCATGTTTTCGTTTGGTTTTACTTTTATCGTAATCATCTTATTATTCTATTCATATTGTAGTTATGTGACAGTTTATTCTCTCACTTACACTTACTATTATACCAATTTATGTGAAATATGTCAAGTTAAAATTTCGACATATATCTAGCAATTGGTTGAACAAAAGGAAGTAACATCATTGCCATAAACACATTCACTCCTGTATGTATCATTGCAATTTGTTTAGTAATTCCTACAGGCATACCATCGCTCACTAACATTCCTGCTAACCAAATAGTTCCTGTAGTTCCTATGTTCGCACCAAGAACTGCAGCTATTGCGGATGGTAGGGGAAGTGCGCCTGATGCAACAAGGCCAATAATTGCAGTTGTTGATAATGATGAAGATTGCCACAGGAGAGTCATTGCGATTCCCCCTGCAAACATATAATATGGATTGCCTAGAAATACTTCCATGTGTTCTAGTTTGCCCATCGACTTCATACCTCCACTGAACATCTTCAGGCCAATATAGAATACTACCAAACCAAATAGTGTTTGAAAAATCGGATTGTTGAAATCCATTATCCCCTTCTTTCCTTTTTTGTATTTCCAATAATCATAAAGTTTTCTATATTTCTTTTCCATATCGCATTATATATGTTTTCTTTTTTTGATTATAAATAAAAGTAATTTGGGGTATACCCGAATTGAATATGAGCTGCTATCAAATGCAGTATAATTTTTTTTGGCAAAATCCAGAAAGGAAAAAATTGACATCGTTCATTGACTCACATGATTTTACACAAACGACCACCCTCCTCAGACAATTCTTTTTAGACCTCAATTTTTTAGAAGTTCATACACAAAATAGATTATCTATTCTCGCTGCTTGTGAAGATCCAACTACTGTAGCAACCTATCAGTATAGTGGAGAAGTTTGGCCTTTACCCCAAACAGGACAAATGCATTTAGAAGGAGAACTATTAAAAAACCCCACAATTCCTGGCTGTTTCTGTCTCTCAACCTCATACAGACAAGAACAAAATCCAACTGAAGGAAGACACGAATTAATCTTTCCAATGTTTGAGTTTGAAGCTCCAGGCAACTTTGATGATTTGATACAATTGGAAAATGATTTAGTTAAACATCTTGGATTCAAATGTGACCACGAAAGAGCTCCTTATACAGAAGACTTTCCAGGCGGTATCTATATGTCGTTGTGTGCAAAATACACAGCACCAGATAACACTCTTGAAGCTCATCACGAAATGGAGATGTATAAAGAATATGGAGATGTATTTTTTCTTACACGTTTCCCATATCATACCTCGCCCTTTTGGAATATGAAAACATCAGATACACCAGATGCGTTAGGAAAACCTATTGCAAACAAATGTGATGTTATCATTGGTGGTATGGAAACAATAGGGTCTGCGGAAAGAGCTGATGATATTGATGAGATGAGAGAACAGTTTCACACAATATCAGATGGTGGATATGCGAATCTTCTTTATGAGTTATTCGGAAAAGAACGAGTGCTTAAAGAACTTGATGAATTTTTGAGTCACGACTTCTTCCCACGATTTGGGGGTGGAATTGGTATTACAAGAATGATTTCAGGAATGAAGAAAGCGGGTTTATTATGACCAATCAAGAACAGGAATTCTTTGATCAATATGGATTTATGAGTTGCTACGAATGTGATGAAACTTTTGTCACTGAACAAACACTAGATGAACATCTGGAGAAATGTATAGATGATCAACCACATATGAAAAACACTTAGATAGAATCTTTATTGCGAATCGTACAGACTCATTATATCACAGTCTGTACGAAAAGTCAAGACCTAATATGAAGTTTATTGTAGAGTGGTGGAATTGGTATACACAGGTATTTGTTTGATATCCGTCCTTTAGGACATGAAGGTTCGAGCCCTTCCTCTACAGCCAATTTATTGTGTTGTTCTTTTATCTCTGTATTCTTTTTTACAAGTATCAGAACAAGTAATCAAGTTGTCGAATGTATGATATGTCCATCCAGATTGAAATATAGAATATGCCTTTTCGCATATATTACACTTTTTTCCATCCCAATTTTCACTCATGCATACCCCCATCATCTTTCATTTTCATCTTCATTCCATCTTCTTTCTTGAACTCATTAAACTCATCTTTGTCTAATCTTCTATTGTTTCTATGCTGCATTACTTGTGCAACAACGAATGTCGTCACCGCAAGCATTGGTATAACATAAACTACTGAATTGGTGACATAAGCAACAGTCCAACTCGGAACCAATATGACTCCGGCTATTATAAGAATATCTATTAAAGCGATTCCATTATTTTTAAGGTGTTCCATCTTTATGACTCTAGAGTTTTCTTTATATCTATAACAGTTTTCACTGGATCATCCGATAGTGTTACACTCCTACCAATGACAATATAATCTGCACCAAGATCATTTGCTGCTCTAGGGGTTGTAGTTCTTGATTGTCCATGATTATGAGAATGAAAAGTAATGCCTGGGCACACCCTCAGTATACTCTTATCTTCTATGTCTTTAATATCCTGAGCGCTACAAACAATACCAGAGAATCCATATTTTCGTATTCGTTTGAGATTACGTTCCCACATATCAGATTTCGGTTCTCTAACTATTTTGTATTGTTCTGTATCTGACCAAGAGGTTAGGTAGGTCACTCCTAGTAATTTTATATCTTCTGCATATTGGTGAAGACATTGGAATACTTCTTCGTTATTGAAGGTGCTGATAGTAGTCATAGTCCCACCTTTTTTGAGAATCATTTCTACGACCGAACACACAGTAGGAGGAGTATCCCAAAGTTTAAAATCTACGAAAAGTTCTCCTTCATAATTCTCGAACATGGAGGTGTGTTCGAGTAACGTGTGATTTATTTTAAATCCATCAACAAGAGGGCCAAGTAAAATCATCGATTCAAGAGCTTTGTCGAATGACATATTATCTAATGCGATTATAATTTGCATCTAGAGATTCTCCTTTGGATTGAACGGCATTTGAAATAGTGCTTTACACCACGATGGGGGATAACCACGAGCAAACACCACCCATCCAATATAATCAGTAGGATTTCTGAATGCTCTACTTCTTTTATATTCTTCCATACTACCACCAGTTGTGAGAACATCATCCACAATCAAAATTGGATCTGATAATTTTCCAGTTCCATGTTGGTTTAAAAGTTTTCCTAATTTCACACCACCTCTTGGTATTCCTATTGCTTCTCTGAATGGAGAAGATAGGTCTAAAATCATCGTACTTAGGG